AAAAAAAGTTTTTTTATGAAAATTTAACAGATTTTGGTTGGGGAGAATTTCGTAAATTTAAAATGGATTTCCTAAAAGAACATTTTCCAGAAAAATTTAAAAACAAACAAGTGATTGTACTTTTTAAAGGAGAATTTACAGAAGAAATGGAATTAGAATTGATAAGAGAATTTACAGAGAAAATGATTCGAGAAGAAGGGAAAAGATTTCTTGAGTTTGCGGCAAAATATCTCGAAGAAAAGGAAAAACAGGAACAAAAGCAAAAAGAAACAGATAAAAAACATCAAAAAAAATTATTGTTTAGAATTTTAAATTTTTTCAAGAAAAAACAAAACTCAAACACTTGAAAAAAGCAATAAAATAGGTTATAATTAGGAGGTAAAATTGAACAAAAAGTACGAAATCTTGATTGAAGATGATGTAGAAGTGAGATATTTACTTGACGACATTTTGGCTTTAAAAAAAACAAAGAAAGAATGTGAAATACGAATCGTTTTCAATAAAGGTAAACTGAATAAAAAAAGATATATAGTGAGAAGTTTATATCATTAAATTACAATTGAATAGGCAAGACTATAGATATATGAGCCATTAGATAGATAGATTTTAAAAGAAGTCTATTTATTTAATGGCTCTTTTTTTTGTTTAAAAATTAAAGAAAGGGGGCAAAAATGAAGATTGAGAAAATAAATATCAATGAAATAAATGAGTATTCAGGAAATGTAAAAGAACATCCAGAGTGGCAAATTGAACAGATTAAAAACAGTATTCAAGAATTTGGATTCAATGATCCAATTGCTATTGATGAAAACAATACAATCATTGAAGGACACGGAAGATATTTGGCATTAAAGGAACTTGGATATACAGAAGTTGAAGTAATCAGGTTAAAACATTTAACAGAGGAGCAGAAAACAGCTTATGCTATTGCTCACAATAAATTAACTATGAATACAGAGTTCGATATTGAAAAACTACAGTATGAGTTGAATAAGTTGGAAGTGAATGGATTTGATTTGGATTTGTTAGGTTTCGACGAAGCGGAGTTAGAAGAAATAACAGAAGACGGAATCGAAGAGGCTGAAGAAGACGGAATCGAAATTATTGAAGATGATTTGGAAATAGCAGAGCCTGAAAACGTTGTAATAAAAATGGGAGATTTGATTGAGTTAGGGAAACACAGGGTAATGTGCGGAGATAGTATTAATTTAGAAGATATAAAAAAATTAACAAACGAAAGAAAAATAAATATGGTTTTTACTGATCCGCCGTATGGTTATAAATACCAATCAAATAAGAGAATCAAAAGCGATAAATTTAATATAATCACAAACGATGACAAAATATTGAATTTCATGCCTATTATAAAAAAAATCTGCAACGGATTTGTATTCGTATGTGCTTCATGGAAAAACATTAAAGAGTGGATTGGGCTGTTTGAAGAGTATTTTGAACTAACAAATATTATTGTTTGGAATAAAGGTGGCGGAGGTATGGGGGATTTAAAACATACTTTTGCAACTGATTACGAATTAATCTTATGTAGTTCAGGGAGTAGTGAGATAACAGGGAAAAGGATAGGTAGTGTGTGGACAGTTGCTAAAGATGCCTCAACAAATTATGTCCATCCAACTCAAAAACCTGTCAAATTATCCGCGATTTCTATTGAAAATACCACAAAAGAAAACGAGAGAGTGTTAGATTTGTTTGGTGGTAGTGGAAGCACATTAATAGCTTGCGAACAATTAAAAAGAAAAGCGTATTTAATGGAATTAGAGCCAAAATGGGTGCAGACAATAATAGAAAGATATTTGAAATTTACAGGAGACGAAGAGATAAGAATAAATGGAAAAACTGTAAATTGGGAAGATTACAAAAATGGATAAACAAGATTTGCGAGATTTGTTAAGAAAAGAATATGAAAATGGTGCAGGAATCACGGAGCTGTGTAAAAAATATAATCAAAGTATTAACACAGTCAAGAGTTGGAGAAAAAGAGATGGCTGGAAAAAAAAACAGATAAATGCACCCTTAACTAATGCACCCCCTAAAAAGAAAAGTGCACCTAAAATGAAAAAAGGTGCAATCGAAAAAGAAATTAAAATACAACAAGATGTTTTAAATGGGAAAAGCAAACAAGAAATAATGTCTGAATATGGCATATCGGAAAGAACTTATTATAGAAAGTCTAAAAATGCTAGACAGTTAAGGCTAGAACGAACAGAAAAATATTTAGATAAAATAGTAGAAGAGGTTTATCCCGACTTGGAAACATTGCTTAAAAATATAGAAATAAGCAAACGAAATATTATAATAAATGTTCTGAAAGAAGTAAAAGGGACAAATGATATAAAGAAAATAAATGATATAAAGAAAGCTTACGACAATTTAAAAGCGATGGGAAATGATTTAATAAGGACGGGTAAACTATTAACTTCATTTGAATTGCTGGAAATAGATTCACAATTGGCAAGTGAAGAACTGCAGCAACTAAAACTTGGTATTGAAGCAAATAAAAATCAAGTGATTGAGGAAAAAGAACAGGTTGTGATAATAGATGACACAGATAAAAATTAAAGATGTTATTGGAAAAAATTATGACCTTTTCTGGAATGATAAACATTTTTACAGAGTTGTTAAAGGTTCAAGAGGTAGCAAAAAAAGTAAAACTATAGCAATCAATATGATTTACAGAATTATGAAATATTCCGAAAGTAATTTACTTGTCATAAGACGTGTATTTAATACTTTAAGAAACAGTTGTAGAGCAGACTTGATTTGGGCAATTAACAGATTAAAAGTAAATCATTTATGGAGAGTTCCAAAAGGAGAACATACATTAACTTATTTACCAACTGGTCAACAGATATTATTTGCCGGACTAGATGATCCGTTAAAATTAACATCAATTACAGTAGCACAAGGATATTTAAATTTTGTCTGGATAGAGGAAGCTTTTCAGATTGAAAAACAGGAAATGTTTGAAACATTGGAAGAAAGTATAAGGGGTATACTACCACCACATTTATTCCATCAGATTACTTTAAGCTTCAATCCATGGTCTGAAGATCACTGGCTAAGAAAAAGATTTTATAACGATACTTATGACAGAGAATATACAGATGATTTGATATATGCAATAACTACTGACTATACAATGAATGAATTTCTCGATGAAGTAACTTTGAAGAGATTTGAGAAAATGAAAATAAAAAGACCAAATCGTTTTAGAGTTGCAGGATTAGGCGAATGGGGAATTGCAGAAGGGCTTGTATATAACAACTGGGAAATATTGGATTTTGATGCTATAGAATTATTAAAAAAAGATTTTTCCTTAGAAACTGCATTTGGACTAGATTTTGGATTTACAAATGATCCGAGTGCATTTATAGCGGTGATAGTCGATTTAAGAAATAAAAGACTTTTCATATTTGACGAGTTCTATAAAAAACGTCTATTAAACAATGAAATAGCAGAAGAAATAAAAATAAGGGGATATTCAAAAGATGAGATTACAGCCGATTGTGCTGAAGCCAAATCAATAGAAGAGATTAGAAGACACGGTATAAGCCGAATAAAACAGAGTTCAAAAGGAAAAGGGAGTGTGAATCAAGGAATACAGTATATTCAACAATTCGATATATACGTGCATCCAAAATGCACAAATACAATAATGGAATTTAAAAACTATGTCTGGGAAGAAAAAAACGGAATAACGTTAAATAAGGCTGCAGATAATTATAACCACTTAATGGATGCATTACGTTATGCCCTTGAAAAATATAGCACTGGTGGAGTGCATGACATATTAGTTTAGGAGAAATTATGAGTAAAAAAAAGAAAATGAAACATAATGGATTTGCAAGTAATGCAAGGAATTCCACAAAAGGTTCAGGAAAAGATATATTAAACAGGCAAACTCCTGTTAAAAAATATTTAAATGATGAAACAATAGAAAATTTGGTTGGAAGTAATGATCTTGCAAAAATAATATTGAATGCTCCGATTGAAGACGTTCTAAAAAATGGGCTTAAAATTTCAGTTCTAAAATCAGATGGAACAGAAGACATAGAGAATACAAAAAAGCTTCTGGATAAACTTGATGAGCTTGATTATTTAGAAAAAATAATGGAGTTTATGGAAAAAGTCAGAAAATTTGGATATGCAGTAATGTATTTGAATGCATTTCATAATGAAGAAAAAGAAACATCTGATGAACTAGGAGAAAAATATCAGATAAAAGGATTAAGTGTATTTGATAAGACAGAAATAGTAAAAATTAAAGTTGAAAATTCTAAGTTAAAATTGAATTACGGAGAAGTAACAGAACTTCAAGTGAAAAACTATTCCAATAATGGATATTACAATCAGTCAGTCAAGACAGAAATACATCCGAGCAGAGTGATTTTTTCAAGAATAAATGAACATAAAAGGTTGATAGGAGAATCAATATTTACTTCTTTATTTGACAGAATGGTTATTTTAGATAGTACAGAATGGAGCATAGGACAGCTAATATACAGAGCAGTTTTTCTTATTTATAAAACAGATGCAAATACAATGGACAAAATAAGAGAAAGTGGTGGAGTTAGAGATAAGGAAGAAGAAATAAATGCTTCTACTTTAGCTGTAATAGGAAAAGATGATGAAATGCAAGTAATAAATTCTACTGGCGGAATAGATCCTGAAAAATATATAAATGCGGTTTTGACTATACTATCCAGACACACTAACATTCCAAAACAGAGA